TCTTCTTCAGCGTAGTTCATTAACTCTTCAGGGCTTAAAGCAGCGTTCCAAACTTTTCTAACACTTTCGTTAGTTACTCCCGTAGATAACACTATCGGAGAAGTCGCCCCTGTGCTATACTCGTAGCCAAACTTTGAAGTATAAGCAAATACTGAATTTATGCAGCCACTTGCTGCACTATCGTTGTAGTCCCAATCGTAGCTAACGTAATTTTCAAGAACCCTACCGATGTTAAAAACACCCTTATTAGTACTATTGTAGTAAATAGGTGCTTTAAGCATTGTGATAGAAAACGGAACGCCTCCACCGTAGTCCTGAATTACGCAGTTGAATCTGAAATTGAACTGAGAATAAGTGCCTGAGGCAGATTCTGACACGACATAAATGTTGTCGTTGTATGCAGGGAGAAAACTTGTGCCTGATGTTGGTTGGTGCTTGAAACTTAAAGCCATCTATACATAAATAATTTTTACGTTAAAGTGTCCCAAATCAAAGCAACTCATTTAAACAAGCACACACATAGGACTCAAAACCTTGTTGTGCTGCCTTTTCAAGTCTCTTTTGTTGTTGTCTTTTTACCGTTATATGGAACGAAAGAGTGTTCAAAAACTCCTTTAATGACAAGTTAAGAATGATATCCCATTCATTACGTTTGCCCCCTGCTAATCGGTCAATGAGTCCAAGCCATCCGAAAGCATCTCCTTCATCTTCGCTTCCTTCTCCTTCAAATAGATTAGGGTAGCCTCTAATAACTTCGGATAAAGTTGAGAAAAAAAAACTGCGTAATTGTAGAAGTTTACTAACGGTAAATCTGCGAAGTCTTTTACCTTTTGCTCATAGTCATCTTCTTTCTTGCGTCCAAAGATATTCACGCTATAAGACAAACAAGCTATTATCTCAGGCAGCACTTCAATAGTGTCTTTCTTCATTAACTCCTGCAATTCGATGAAATGGTGAGCCTTCATTTCTTTTGCAGTCTTTACAAGTCTGTATCGTTTGCCTTTGTGCTTAAAGGTAAACTTTAATTTACTCTTAGGTATCTCTTGAAGAAACGTAAGGTCGATTGACTTTAATTTGTCAAGTGTCCACTGTTCTACTTCTTCGTAGGGCGTTTCAGTCAAAATAGACACAACCCATGCAGTTCTTTCAATAGGGTTGCAGTTCTTGTCTATCTCGTTAATTTCTTGTAGTTTTTTGATTGTTATATTATTCCAATTAAGCATAAAAAAATAATCCTTTCTTGTTGTGTTGTTTGCAATCCCACGCCAACGCCAACGACATTACACAGTCATCGTGTAGTCCTTGTGGTGCTGTATATTTTACTCCTGTTCGGGAATATTCAAATTCAAAGTTACGCATTTCATCAGCAATGTTCCCGTCAGGGAATCCTATTTGCCTTTGTTGTACTGCCATCACCAAGCCTTCAATGAGTTGTTGTTTGCTCTGAGATGTGAATTTAAAGCCTACTACTCTTGGGTGCTTACGTTGTAGCTGCTCAACGATTGGATCACCAACACCAGTAGAGTCTAAATAGGTCGGAGTGTTTCCGATTAAGTTAGAAATCTTTGTCATTGTCTGTGACCAATCCATTTGAAACCTCTCAAAGTGACAGACATTCCCTTGTTCATTCAGTCCAATTATCACCGTCCAATCCGTATATTTTGCTAAGTCAATGCCGTATGCTGCAACTATACCCGATTGGGTAGGAATTATACAGTTTTCTATATTATCGTACCCGAAAGGGTTTGAATTGTCATCGGCAGGTTCAGCAAGGTATAGTTCTTTGAAAACGTAGTCGGGTAGGTCACGCTTTGCCTGTTCTATTTCTTCAACGTCTAAGATTCCCTCTTTCGCTGCGTCATAAGCGGTGATTTTAAAGTATTCAAGGTTAGGTTCGCCTCCTTTGGCTTTCTCTCCTAACTTGTAAAACCAATTCTTTTTGCCTTTGACGTTACCGATTAGTTTGCATTTCCCTTTGGTTGCCGTCAACGTAGAACGTAAAGCGAACCAGGATTCCTCTCTTGCTCTACTTGCCTCGTCAAATACCGCTGCATAAACGTCATCACCGTATAAGTTATCAGGTTTCTCTGCTGACTTAAATTCTATCCGTGAGCCTATGGGTGTAGTTAGTACAAGTTTAGATTCATTGCTCTGGAAGAAGTCACGAGAGTTCACCTGTGCTTTCATTCTCCTGAATGCAATCTCTGCTTGTTGGTACACTGGAGCAACCCACCAAACAGCTTGGTTTTCTTTTAATGCTAAACTCTGTTCAAACAACCAAATAATATGAGACGCAGTTTTACCAGTCTTAGTTGAGGCTGCCGTAATTGTGTAACGTGCAGGAGAATTTAAGATGGCTTTCTGATAACTCGTTAAAAATGGTCGTTTGTAGTTTATTTGCATATCATGTTGTTGGGTTTACCGAGATGATACCATTTCGTTGATGTCAACGTTATGGTCTACATACTTTCTGTAACAAATCTATTCTCTTTTTGTTAATCTCTTGGATGTTGTGATGCTCGTTGCAGTAGTTGTAGTTGATTAATCCTACCTCTTTACTTTTCCCACTTTCTATCAGTTGAGTTAACGGTGTAGTCCAATCGTTATTTTGCACAAAGAAAACTCCTAAGTTGCTTTTGTGATTGGTGTATGGTTCTACACTTGAAACTAAAATAGGTCGTTTGTACGCAGCAGCCTCAACTATCTTCAACTCTGATTTGTATCGGTTAAATGTCTGAGACGTCAAGGGTGCTAAACAAATGTCTATCTCTGAATAAATCTCAGCGTACTTGTCAGGTGTTGTACCTACTCTTGTTTCAAACCAACTTGGGCGGTTCTTTTGGCTCTCTCCTGTAATGGCTTTCTCCATCTCTGCCCACATTCTACTATTTTCGTGATGACCACCCATTATAAACCTATAGCCGTACTTTTCGCAAATTGGTCTAATTTGACCACTTAACAACTTAATGTCTTCAACGTGACTTATTCCACCAACCCAACCGATAGTCGGTGTATGGTCTTTATTTGCGTTCCATTGAGTCTGTGTAAAGTCTACTGCGTTTTCAGCAATCGTAATGTTGTCGCCCTTGTAAAACTCCTTTATCTTTTCAGCAAGTTGTGGAGTCGTTACTTGTACGCCATCGGTATAGGTTAAAGCGTTCTTAACTCCATCTTTAATGTAGGCTCTGTAAAACTTGTACGCTGGGTTGTACTTCGGAAGTACCCAATAATCATCAAGGTCAACGATGTAAGGCACTTTGTACTTTGCGAGTATTGGAAGTATGTTGTACTGATATCTTCCTAACCAACGATTAAATATAACGCAATCGTATTGCTGATAGTCCAAGTTTACCCAATCCTCGTGATTCAGGCTTACGTCAACAGTAATATCATGGTCTTGTTGTAAACGAAGATAGGGCGTATACAATCTATGAAAGGACACGCCATTAGCTCCGTCAAGTAGACAAATGATTCTCATTAAAAGGGTTCTTTTGGCTTTGGCACACTAACCGAGTGAGTCGCTTTGCTCTTCTCGTTTTGTGCTTTCAATTTCTGTACACGCACTCTAACATCACCATATTTGTTTACTTCTAACTTGCCGCTTTTAATTGCTTCGTTTAGTTTCTCAATGTTGATGCTGACGTTTAAGCCGTAGTCATCAGACCAGGCACTACCTAAGTAAGTTGTTTCCATTTCGTTTATTTTTCTTTTATTTCGTTTAAGAATTTTTTAATGATTTCATCGGATTCGTTTAAAATATACAAACTGTCTTGTTGACGAATCCATTCAATAAAATTCTCTAATAGTTCTTTATTGCTCATTTGTTCTTCTCTTTTAAAATATTCGTTTATAATTGTATCAAGTGCTATTCCTATTTGCGTTGGGTTCGGCATTTCTATTTCTTCGCCTCGTCTCCAATCGTTGTAGTAGATCAGAAGAATGATTGCTTCTTTTTCGGTCATACCTTTTTTTTATTAACCTGGTCAAAGAAATCTAATTCATCATTAAGACGTTTTAAAAAGTTTTCTTCACCATCATCTCCTGACAATAACCAATCTATTCGATGGGCGTATATCTGTGCTTCTCGTAAAATGTTAACGGCTTCTTTAAATCTCTTTATTACTACTCTTGTGTATTTGTGATGATTTTTGTCTTCAGGGTTTCTCTCAAGCCATTCTTCATCTATCCAAGATTGCTCTTTAAGTTCTTCTTTAGTTTTTGGTTTGCCGTTCTTTTCAATCAGTTGTTCTATTTTGTCGGCAATATATCCAATCTTATACTGGTCGTAATCAAAGTGTCCTCCGCTCATATTAGTCCAAGTTTAAAGTTACGTTTATTACTTTTGCTTCTACCGTAGCCTCTACTGATTCTTTTGGTTTGCCGTACACTCTCGATAGAAGCGTGTCCATTGAATAGAGTGAGCCTTTCTCGTAGCTCTTTATTATAGCCTTTGCAACTGTTTTCTCAAGCATGGTTGCTTCGTCATTTTTAAGCACGTCTTTGATTTGCTTTTCGTCCATTGACATAATGACCTGAATAGAATCGTTAACCTGAGAAAGTGAGTAGCCATTCTCTTTCATTAAGGTAGTAAACTTTTTAGGTCTGCCGTTAGGGTTGTTTGTCTCTCCTTTTTCGGGTACTTTTAAAGTCCCTCCGTTTCTTCCTTGAATCTCTTTCATTACTTTGTACTTACTTTGTAATTACAGATTTATCCCTCTTTCAAAAAGCATCTGTCTTAGTTGCTCTCGTGTATCTTCAAGTAGGCTGTATTCTTTTTCTTCAAGTTCGCTATACTTGATTTTCTGACGTAGAAATTCATCGAATTCGCATAGCACACAAAAGTAGTCAAATCCTTTGTTAGCGAAGTTGTATTGTTCCTGGTCATCAGGTAGTTCAAATTCTATTATTGCTTTCATTTTCTTTCGTTCATTTTAACTTGATGTACTACTTTAAGCATTACTTTGTGTTCTTTCTTATCTCCTAATTCCATGTGACACTTTCTGCATAATGCTTGTAGGTTTTCTATTGTATCTTTTGTTTTGCTGCCCCCCATTCCTCTTGCTTCGATGTGATGAATATCATTAGCCGTTTGACCACACATCTCACAGGCAATCCAACTGCTTTGATCGTAACCGAAATAGTCTAAATATATTTTAGTGTGCTTTTTCATTTAAAAAAATATCAAAGAGTAAATCTGTTGGTACTTGTGACATTCCTTTGGTTTCAGAACACCAATAGTAAATGAAGTCGTGTTCATCGCAGCAAGTCCAATGATTCTCAGCAATCCACTCAGCGAATTTAATTTCAAACAACATAATGTACTATTAGTTCATATTTTTCTTAAATAATAAACTCCACTTCGTAGGCTTTGACATCTCCAGCAATAGAGTGAATCCGCATTGCTCAAATAAATGCACCCAATGTGCTACAGGCTTGATGTTGATGTGTCCCCATTCTTTGTCGAAGTTAGAGTAGTGAGGAGTTGAACTGAAGTGAAAGTAATTACATTTTAGATTCGCTAAGAAAGGCTTTAACTTGTCATCTTCAATATGCTCCATTACTTCTATGCAAGAAACAAAGTCAGCTTTGATTTTCTTGGTTGTAAAGTCACAGATATGATATTCATCTGCAACGTTTCGCTCGTGGGCATATTCGTAGTGATGCTCATTCAGGTCGTAGTAAATAGTCTTAATGCCTTTCTTCTTCATTGCTAAACAATATGCACCTACTCCACCGCCTAAGTCTGTGTGTGTTTTAATATCTAACAGAGTCGTGATTTCATTTACAACATCGTCGTACATATTTACAAACGATGGATTATCCAAATGAATGCCGTTACGCATTTCGTAGTCAAAGCATTGCTGATTATTCCAAGTTCCTCCGAATGAGTTCATATTCTCTTAAAAGTTGTTTTGTTGTTTTTGTTTCTTTTCCGTTGCTCCAATAACTAACACCTCTCACGATGTCGTATAAGACATAAGAGTTGTGTGCTAAGTACTCAGCGAATTTAATTTGCTCTTCTCTTTCTTTTTGGTTTTTGCTCATCATCTGCAATAGTAGCTGCTTGAATTTCTTGCTGTGCTTCTGCTCTTACAATTAACGAATATAGTGACTCAACGAAACAGTTAGAGCAGGTCGGCATTGGTCTACCCATCTCTCTAAAGTAGATGTCTCTGACTTTAACTGACTCATCTGGTGCTAATCGCATAAACCCACTATGCTTCCATTTAGTGAAGTGTGGTTGAATTTCAGTAATGATGTAGTTTATTTCTTCTTGTGTCATAAGTACTTATTTATAATCGTTGAACTTGCTGCCGCTAAAAATGCTAAAGGTATGCCCTCGATTGAATGAAACCAAAATAGGGTAACACAAAAAGATAGACACAACTCACATGATAAAGGTTTCTTGAATCTGTAGCCAAACTCACGAACCCAAATTATGCTCATCGATGCTATCCCCAAAATTTGCAACAAGTCTTTCATTTATTTCTTTTTTAATCGTGTTAATTACTCTGAGTATTTCCTGTCTACTTATATCGGTTGCTCTGCTGATGCTTCTTGCAGATCGTGGTTTGATTTCAAGTTTGTTGTCGCCTTCACAGTACAA